TTTCGTGCCCCGCCGCCGGGGGTAATCGGGCGTATCCGGCCGCCGTGTCCGTCATCACGGCAACCCCGCCGCCGGGGGTAATCGGGCGAACGGGTGCCGTGTCCGTCATCACGGCAACCCCGCCGCCGGGGGTAATCGGGCGAACGGGTGCCGACCCCGTCAAGTCGGACGCCGCCGCCGGGCGTAGCCGGGCGTTTCGCCACCTACCAGCGCATGAGAGGTAGACCATGAAAGAAGACGATCAGACTGCGACCGAGCCGCAAGGCCCGGAAGATACCGCCACCAAAAAGGAAGTGGTTGAGGACCAGGAGTTCAAAACCCCGGAAGACATCGAAGCCGAGGAGGCCGAACGGGCTCTTCAAGAAGCCGAGGAGGCCGATAAGCAGGCCGCCGACGCCGGCAACGATGACGAAGCAGCCGGGAAAAAGGACGAAAACCAACAGGTCCTCGACAATGCGACCGGTGACAGCAAGCAGGACACCGCCGACGGCAAAAAAGCTGCCGCCGGTGACGACGAGGAAGGCGAGGACGGCAAAGTGCCGACGGCCGCGGTCCAAGCGGAGCGCAAACGTCGACAGGACGCCGAACGCGACAACGCCATTCTCAGGGGCAATCTGGCCGCGCTAAACGAGCGCTTGGGCCGTCTCGAGCAATCGAACGGGCCCGGGCAACCGGAAAACGCAAGCCAGCCGCCGACGCCTGAACAGCATCTCACGGACCTAAATGCGAGGGTCGATAAGATTTGGGACGACGCCGACAACGGCGAAATCTCTTTCTCCGAGGCCCGCAAGAAGGAACGCGCGCTGGAATCCGAGATCCGCGCTATCGAAGACGCCCAGCGGGGCGACCGGGACACCGGTTCGCGCCAGGTCGTGCTCGATACGAAGATCGAGGAGAACCTGCAACGGCTCGAATCGACGTTTCCGATCATCAAAGCGCTCGATGAGACGCAGATGCAGCAGTTCGTGGATCATGCATACCGAGACGCCGAAGCCGCCGGGGAACCGATCCGGCCTGGCGCTCTTGGCACCGTCCGCTTGCACAACATGGCGGCCGAGGCTGCGCACAAGCACTTCGGCCAATACTACACGCCGGCCGCCCCCGCAGAAGCGGGCGCCGGTGGTCAACAGGGTGGCGGAAAACAACCGCAGTCGCCGGGCAATGGTAGCGGTCTCAGCCAATCGGCGAAGGACCGTGAAGCGGCTCTTGCCAGGGCCTCGAACCATCCGCCCAACATCAACGCCGTGGGGAACGGCGCCGAGGGACAGCTTTCGGATCAGCAACTCCAAGCCAAGCTGGAAGGCATGGGCGAAGAGGAGCAAATCCAGTTTCTCGACCAAATGCCGGGCCTCGCGAAACGGCTCGGGATTCCGGACTAAGCACACCGAAAGGCCGCGCAAGCGGACTTTTTCATTGGTCTGCAGACGTCGGGATCCGGTCAACCTCAACTCTCAATCTCGAAAGGGAAACCTATGTCTCAGACCGATTTCGGCGCCTTATCGGCGCTGCAGCGGACGGCATGGTCGACCAAGGTGGCGAAACAGGGACGTGACGAAAACTTCTTCATGTCCAACGCCTTCATGGGTGCCAGCACGTCCGATATGAACCGTCCCATCATTCGTGTGACGGAACTGACCAAGGACTCGCGCGGCTCTAAAGCCGTCCTGCCCCTGGTCACCGACCTGACCGGTGGCGGCGTCGCCGGTGACAACGTCCTCGAAGGTAACGAGGAAGCGCTGGTCGCCGACGAGCAGACCATCCAGATCGACCAGCTTCGGAACGGCGTTCGCTCGCGCGGCCGCATGTCCGAGCAGGACACCGTGATCCGTTTCCGCGTTCAGGCGCGCGACGCTCTCGGTTTCTGGCTGGCCGACACCATCGACGAGCTCATGTTCCTGACCATCGCCGGTCGGGCCTATACGCTCAACACCGATGGCTCGACCCGCGATGCGTCCTCGCAACTGAGCACGTTGCGGTTCGCCTCCGACGTCGTCGCCGCGTCGTCCAACCGCATCCTGTATGCGGGCTCGGCAACGTCCGAGAACACGTTGACGGCGAACGACATCATGAAGTGGGACCTGGTCATCGAGGCGAAGGCCTTGGCGAAGCGGAAACGCATCAAGCCGATCCGTGCCGGCGGCAAGGGCTACTACGTCCTGGTGCTGTCGACCGAGCAATGCCGCGATCTGGAAAAGGACTCCGACTACAAGGCGCTCAACGCCCAGGCCATGCCGCGCGGCATGAACAACCCGCTGTTCACACACGCCAAGAAGGTCATCAACGACGTGGTGATCTACGACCACCAGAAGGTGTTCAACACCCTCGGTCTGGCGTCGAGCAGCAAATGGGGCTCGGCCGGAACGGTCGATGGTGCGCAATCGTTCCTCATGGGCGCCTGCGCTGCCGGTGCCGCCATGCTCGGCGGCCTCGATTGGGCGGAGTCGGATAACACCGACTACAAAAACCGCCCTGCGATCGCCACCGGCCGCATCTTCGGGTTGCTGAAACCGCAGTACAAATCGCGTTACGACTCCAACGCGACGGAAGACTACGGCCTCATCACCATGAAGACGGCCGCCGCCGCCACGGCGTAAGCCTGACGGTTCACCCTCAAAACTGACACGAAAGGAACGATGCAATGAAACGCATCAACTTCCAACTCTACAAGGGGATCGGAGGCTTTTCCCGTGCGGCGATGATCGCCGCCGCGGGGGGCGTGGTTCTTGTCTGCATCGCCGGCGATACCACCAAGGCCACCATCACCGACAAAGACGGGGCGACGCTTTCCAACCCCGTTTCGCTCACCGCCGGCAAGGCGGAGTTCTATGTTGCCGACAGCGTCGACACCGTGGATCTCTACATCCTCGCGCCGGGTGGCCAATTCTTGGTGGAAACCGGTGTTCCCCAGGGTGGCCATGACTTCGCCGTCGACATCACGGTACGCCATCAAACGATGGTCATCCCGTTTGCCATCGGCGACACCACGGCAACCACCGAGACCGACAGTGGTTTCGACGAGCCGGCCAACGCGCTGTTCCTGCCGAACGCCGCGGTGCGTACCACGACCTTGGACGCAACCGAAACCATCGACGTCGGCACCGACAGCGGGGCTTCCGGCAACGCCGACGGCTTCATCGACGGTCTCACGGTCGCCACCGCGGCGCTGGCCAAGGCGACTCTCGCCGACGGTGCGGCAACGCTGGGCGCCCTCCTGTACGTCGACGAAAGCAGCGGCGACCTGGTGCCGGAAAGCCACGTTTCGACCGCAAAGTCGATCACGTACACGCTTTCCGCCGGCACCGACACCGCCGAAGGGTTCATCTACCTGCCTTACGTTCTCATGAACTGAGGCCAGGGGAACCCCTGACGATTAGAGGGGCGGGGCTTTTTCGGCCCCGCCTCTTTTTATCCATTTCATTTGTTCATTTAGAGCCAACCACAGAGGAGATTTATCATGGCTCCGCAAGCAGCAGAGAAGACGGCCGATTTGGCCGAGACGGGCAACGATAAGAAGAACCGCGACGAGATGGCCACGGTCATCCAGAAGAATTTGCCACCGGGCGCCGTGGCCAACCACCAAGCGCGGTCCGGCCGCACCTACCCGATCACGTCCGACAGCAACAAGCCCTGCGAAGTGCCGCTCGAGGACGCCTACACGTTCCTGATCGACGAAGCCTTCGAGGTCCGCGGCCCCGACGGCAAGGTCATCACGCCGCCCTCCAACAAGAAACCCGACAGCGGGCGGCTGGTTCTCGAGGAGGACGAGGTTGTCGCCCGTCTCGAAGAGCTGACCCAGGAAAGCCTTATCAAGCGGGCCAAGCGCTTTGCCGGGTCGGAGGTCATCAAGAAGACGACGGCGAAAGACGACATCATCTCCTTCATTCTCGCCAACAAGCCGGAGGTCAATGTTGCGGTTACCGGCCGCAGCGACGGCGTGGTCGCGCCGCAGATGGACCGGGAGAGCCTCGACAGCCTGCTTGGCCCGGTCGACCTGGGCGCCTGAGCATGTTCGAGAAAGACGTCATCGCCGAGACTCTGCACGAAGCCGGACGGGCTTACCTGCGCGCGCTTGGCGATGACTATCTGCCGGCATGGCATGACGCGCCACGCTGGATGCAGGAAGCCATGCTCGAGCTCGTCGACTACCTGATCGATAACCCGGTCGCGCCGGCGCATGCCGCCCACGACTATTGGCGGCAAGGGATGCTGGCGCGCGGCTGGCGGGTCGGCGAGGCCCGTGACTGGCTGGTGCGGCGAGATCCGAACATGGTGCCGTGGGACGAGCTCTCCGAGGTCGGGCGCCGCCGCGCCGTTCTTCTTCACAATGTCTTCTTTGCCCTTGTCGTGGCGGAGGTCTGAGCATGGCCAAACGGTTCAATGCCAAGGAAATCGGCGAGCGCGCCCTTCGCAAGATCGGCGCCTATTCCATCAACGACGCCGAGGCCGATCCGGAAGAGCTGCAGGAAACGCTCTACTGGATGGACATGAACCTGGCGCACATCTGCGGGACCGAGGCCGCGTTCTGGTTGCGGCCGGCAACTATTTCCAAGGCGTTGACGGCTGATACCGGGTCATACGTCCTGGAGACGCTCTTGGGCACAGACTATCCAAGCGACGGCATTGTTAGCGTGCCCGGCGTCTGGATCACGACCGGCAGCGACGACGATCCGTTGGAACAACTTCGCCGCGTCGACTACGAGAACATCCAGAACAAAGCCGCGACCGGGCGCCCTGAATACTTCTACATCGATCGCTTGGCGTCCGACGACGAACAGAAAGTGTACTTCTATCCGGTGCCGTCGAGCGGCTACACCGCCAAGTTCTTGGTTCAGACTTATTCGCCGGACCTGACAAAGCGGCCGTTCGCCGAGCAGCACGGCCTTTATACAGCGGCGCAGCTTTGGCTGACGCTGTCGACCGCCTTTCTTATCAGTGACGGGCCGGTACGCCGCCTCGAGGCCGGACGCATGGACCGGATCGAAAAGCAGGCCATGCAGGCCTTCAAAGACCTTAAAGCCTATGGGTCGGTCAACACCGAGCAGGTGCGCGACCGACGTGTCCAAGCGTGGGGGCCATAATCGATGCGCGTCAGTGTCATAGACTTCCAAGTCGCCAACGCCGCCTATCCCGGCGCCACGGTCACGTTCTACACCGTCGACGCCAACGGCGTGAAGACGGCGACCCTTGCGACGCTCTACGAAGGCCTGTCCGGCAGCGGCACGCTGACCAATCCGCAGACCCTCGACAGCAAGGGCAAACTGGCACAGCCGGTCTATATCGACACGTCCGTCATCGCGACGGTCTCGGGGCTATCGATCGCCGATCACGACACCGGCATTATTTCGCCGGCGTTCAATTTTCGCGGCGCTTGGGTAACCTCGACGATCTACGCCGAAAACGACGTCGTCAGCATCACCAGCGCCGAAGACGTCGACGAGGGAGCGAACCTTTATCTTTGCGTCGCACGCCACACATCCGGGACGTTCGCCACCGACCGCGACAGCAACAGTTATTGGACGTTGTTTCTCGATGTAAGCCCGGCCGCAGATTGGGCCAACAAGGTCGACGGCGCGGTCAACGGAACGTCTGAATATTCCGCCAAGGCCTACGCGATCGGCGGCACAGGCGTCACTGATACGCCAGGCAAGGGTGCGGCCAAGGAATGGGCAACAAAGGCCGAGGACAACACTGTCGACGGGTCCGAGTATTCGGCCAAGCACTATGCGGCGAAGGCCGAAGATTTCCGCGACGAGGCGCAAGCCGCGGCCTCCGGATTCCGACGCAAGGAAAACGCCAAGGCCGCCTCGACCGGCAACCTGACACTCTCCGGCGAACAGACGGTTGACGATATCGCACTCGTTGCCGGTGACCGCGTTCTCGCCAAAGACCAATCCGACGCCAGCGAGAACGGTATTTACATCGTCGCGGCCGGCGCATGGTCTCGCGCAGCGGATCTCGATACCTGGGAAGAGGTGCCGAACGCCACGGTTGCGGTCGAGCAGGGCACAGTCAACGCTGACAAGTTCTTTCAGTCCATATCGGATAGCGGCGGCACGCTCGACGCCACAGATATCGACTGGTCGCAGACCGGCGGCGGCGACATGGTCGGCTCCAACAACTTGTCCGACGTTTCCAACGCGGCAACGGCACGAACGAACCTCGGTATCGACGGGTCAAGCGGGAACATCGCTACGGGCGACCTTGCCGACAACGGCGTGACCCCGGCCAAAGTATCCGGATCCGTCAATGCGCAGACCGGCACCACATATACCGCCGCTCTCACCGACGCATTCAAAACCGTCACGATGGACAACGCTTCGGCCAACACGTTTACCATCCCGGCCAACGCCGCCGTGGCGTTCGCCGTGGGCGACCGCATCGATGTCGTCATGCTTGGCGCTGGCGTTACGACAATCGAGGGCGATACCGGCGTCACTGTCAACGGCGTGTCGGCGGGTTCGGGCGATTTGGCTCGATACGGCGCAGCCTCACTTCTAAAGATCGCCACCAACGAGTGGTTGGTTATCGGCCTGACGGTTTCGTAATGCTGCACTCCATACCCCTCGGCATTATCGCCCCCGCCCCCGACCCGGTCGCTATCAGCTACATCGGCAATGCCGTCGATGCGAGCAACCAATCGAGCGCCTATACGTTTTCAAGTCAGAGCATCGGCACGGCGGCGGCGGATCGATACGTCGTCGTGTGCGCCAGCACGGTCAACGAGGACATTACATCCGTGACCATCGGCGGCGTAACCGCGTCATTGGTCAAAAAGCAAACCAACTCAACGTCTTGCGTAGGAATGTGGCAGCTTCTTGTTCCGGCGGGCACCACTGCAACGGTCGTGGTCAATCTTGGCGGCACAGGCGAGGTTCGGTGCGGCATTGCGATCTGGACAAGAACCGGCGGCGCGTCGGCTTCTGCCACTGATACCGCTGGCGCGACGACAAACGGCGGGTCGCTCGCGGTAGATGTCAACGCAAACGGCGGCGTGATCGGCTACAGCCAGATGATTGGTCCGGCGACGATCACTTGGACGAACCTGACCAAAAAGTTTGAAGCCATAATGGAAGCGACAACCTATCAGACTGGCGCAAACGATGACTTTGCGACCGCTCAGACCGTATCCGTGACGGCCCAAACATCGGGATCGCCGTCTTTGGTGACGGGCGTTTCGGCGGCTTTTGGATGACATACTTTAATCGGAGAACACGCCATGCCGGCACAACGCATTAGCGACTTCGAGACGTGGCGAGAGGGCTACGGTGGGGCCATCGTCACCGTCTACGTCTTCGGCACGACGACAAAGGCCAGCATCTACACCGACGAGGCGCTGACCGTCGCGGCCGCCAACCCGCAGACCCTCGGCACATTGAACCTCGGCGGCCGCACCTTCGGGAAATTAGCGCAGCCGATCTATACTGCACAGGCCGTTTCGTTGGACATCGATTCCACCGATCAGACTGGCGCCATCCGCCCGGCATTGACGACACTGGTCGCCGCCGACGCCAGCCAAGCCACCGTCCAAGCGCGGGCGGGCTCGCAAGATATCCAATTCCGCGACATCCTGGACCGCGTCGTCAATGCCGAGGATCACGGCGTTTTTCTGCCGACCAGCGACCCCGACGCCTCGAGCGCCACCAACACCGCGACACTGACGGCCGCGATCGGCGTGGCATCTGCTAACGGCGGCGGCGACGTCGTCATTCCTGGCGGCACCTTCGGTTTTACGCAGGTCACGCTTTCCGCGGGCGTCCGCCTCGTCGGTCAAGGCCATGAGGCAACCGTTCTGCAATCTCAGACCGGCGACAGCGTCATCACCGTCGGCGGCGACGAGGCGGGGCTCGCGCACATCAAGATTGACGGCGTCGACAACCAATCCGGGTCGGTCGGTCTCTACGCCAAGGCCAAGGACTTTATCCGCCTGGATGACATCGAGATGAAGAATTTCGAGACCGGCATCCACATGCAGGGCGGCCGCAAGGCGCAATGGCACGACGTCGATATCGACGGCTGCGGCACCGGCGCCAAACTGCACGGCGACAACGACGCCTCCGGCGGCGCCGACGGCGATCACTTCATGTTCAACGAATGGGACGGCGGCATCGTTCAAAACTGCACGACGGCCGGCGTCCAGTTCAGTTATGTCGATAAGCGGTGCTGGCACAACACGATCAAGAACGTCGGGTTCGAGAGCATTAGCGGCGTCGCGCTCAACATCAACGGTGCCCGCTTCACCGACCTTTACGGGTGCTGGTGGACCGGGTGCACGACCAACTTCGCGGTCGACGACGACGACGATACGGACGCCATCACCGAAAACACCGTCATCGGCCTGTTTTTCCGGGGCGGATCTCTGAGCGGCGGCGCGGCGACCCTGACCGGCACCTGCCAGGACGTCGTGCTCGAGGCGATGAATATCAGCGACGTCGACTTCACGTTGACGTCGCCGACCGGCAACATATTGGTGCAGGACTGCATCGAAGACAGCGACGTCACGATCAGTGGACAGGGCACCAAGTACACGCGCTGGCGGCGCGTCAATGAAGGCCGATCGAGCGGCATCACCACGGACGCCACCGCCACGAATGCGTGGAGCATCGACGTACAGCCGGGACAGATCGGCTATTTGGACGCCCGGGTCCTCGGTAACCGCCGCAACGGCACCACGATCGCGCAATACCATCGGGTCGCGAAGATCAGCCGGCCGGGGTCCTCGAGCGCTTACGAGAACCAAACCGCCAACTTTACCGTCGGCGGCGTGCTTACCGGTGGCACTTCCGGCGCCACGGCCCGCATCACGGCCGACAGCGACAGCGGCGCGACCGGTACGCTGACGCTCCGCGACATCGTCGGGACCTTTGCCGACGGCGAGACCATCACCGACGGGTCGGGCGGCTCGGCCGACGTCAACGGATCACTCTCGTCGGGCGGCAATGCCGTCATCGACCAGGCTGATACCCTCGGCACCGATCACGAAGACGTCACCGGCTGGAACGCGGCGTTCGCGGTCAACGGTACGAAGATCGAATTGCAGGTCACCGGCGCAGCCTCGACCACGATCGAATGGGTGGTTGATGTCAAGGCGGTACTCTCGTAATGGCGCAGTCTTGGATACCGATTCCGATCGACACCAAGCTCTACCTCAACATCGATGAAACCAGTCTGACCAAGGGCCTTGCCGCCCTCGAAAACAGTTACATCACGGAATCCGGTGCGCACAGCCGGTTCCCTGGACTATCGGATTTTGTCACCCTTTCGGGACAGGGCGAGACCTACATTTACGATCAGCCGTTCCGCGGCAACGGCATCGCGGTCTCGAACGGCGCGATCTACGAGGTCAGTTCCGCCGGCGTTGCTACGGCGGTCGCCGGTGTGCCGCTCGGGGGCGGCTACCGGCCGACGTTCACCGAGACCGAAGACGGGCTTTTGATGGCCGCCGGGTCGGACGCGGTGCTTTATAACGGCAAAGAGGCAAAGGTCCTTTCGGAAAACGCGCCGAAATGCACACACGTCGCCTTTATCGACGGCTACGCGCTGGCCAACGACATCGGCAGCAACCGCATTAAATATTCGAACGTCGGCGATATCTTCACATGGAACGCCTTGGATCAGTTCACGGCCAGCACCAAGCCGGACCCGGTGACGGCGCTGCACATCACCGACTTTCGCGAAATCATGGTGTGCGGCGGCCGCAGTATCGAGCAGCACGAACGCCTGACGACCGGCTCGACCCCGTTCTTTCGGCGCTGGTCTGTCGGCGAGGGCGTCAAAGCGCCCTACACGGTCCTGACCGATATCGACAACGCGACCTGGTGCGTCAACAAGGACGGTGAGTTCGTCCGCGCGTCCGGACAGTCGTCGTTGCCGGTCAGCGGCGATATTCAAGCCGTCTTGGACGCGATCGACGACACCGAGAACGGCACCTGGGAAGGTGCTTGGACCGGGCAGATCAACACCAAGGGGCAGAAGTTTATCGTCCTCAAACTGCCGAGTGCGACGAACGTCTACGGCAACAAGGGCCGCACGCTCCTTTACGACTACAAGCAACAAAAATGGGCCGAGCTTTACGGATGGGACGCCGACGTCGGGCAGCCGAACGTTTGGCCCGGGCATTCCGTGGCGATGCTTTGGGGCAAGGTCCTGGTCGGCGGTAACGGCAAGATATTCAAGTTGGACCAGAGCGCGTTCAACAACGGCGGTGCGGTGCAGCGCATGTACGGCCGCACGGCGCACCTATCGGGCGTCGAGATGGAAATCGTCAATATTCGAGCACGTCTCAAGCGCGGCGTCGGCGGCACCTCCAACCCGCAGTTTCTCTTGCGGGCGTGCCGCGACAACCGCCGCTGGTCGCGCTGGAAGTCGAAAGGGCTCGGTGCCGACGGTAACCGCGACATCGTCATTGAGTTCGGCGGCTTCGGCCAGGGCCATACGTGGCAATTCGAGTGGATGATAACCGACGACTGCCAGGTCGAGTTGCGATCCCTCGAAATGCAACGCGATTTTCTAGGAGAGTAACATGGCGGAAGATGACGTCTCCGGCGGCGTACTGCCGACATACCCGCCGCCCAGGTTCTCAGGAAAGCCGGAGGAAGACGGTCCGGCGCTGGTCGAATACGTCTACCAGTTGTTCAACGTCGTCAAAGCGCAAAACGCAGAAATCGAGCGGGTCGCGAGTTTCGATTCAGACAGTTTCGACGTCAGCAGCTTGCCCGACCCGGCACAAGCGACCGTGGGTTCTGCACAACAGACCGCCAACGAGGCCTATGCGCTCGCCGCGGCCGCCAAAAGCCGGCTCGACAACAGCGGCATCGACGATTGGCTCGAGGGCACGTTCACACTTTCCGGCACCAACACGACGGTCGACGTCACGTTCAGCGAGGCCCAGCCCGACACCGACTACCAAGTCATTTGCCAGCCGATCGGCTTCACCGGATCGCCCGCGCTCGAGGGCGCCATCCCGGTCAAGATCACCAAAGCGACCGACAAGTTCGCGGTCGAAGTCAGCACCGCGCCGGGGTCCGGCACGTCGTTCTCTTACATTTATTGGCTCAGACGGAGATAAGCCCATGGGCGAGACCGATTTCAATGCCTACCCGACGCGCGCCGCCGGGTATCGCTCCACACGCTATCCCGGCTTTGCCGGCGGCGCCATCGACCCGGCAACCGGCAACCTAGTCAACCCGAGCAGTGCGCAAATCTCGTCAGGTCTCAGTACGTTCCGGGCCGAAGATCAGCCCACGACGAGGGGCCCGGCGCTTCCGGAATTGCCGAAGCCGGAAGGCGGCAGTTCGCTTACTGACTCCTTGATTGGTTCGGCCGCGACGGGTGCAGCGACGACCGTCGGCAAAACGGCCGGAAAATTGATTCAAGAGGGACGTCCAATCGGCGAATCGCTTGGCGCCGGCGTCCAGGAGGTCGGCAATCAAGTCTCCGAGTTTATCGGCTTTGATGGCATCGCATCACCCACAGCAGGCGCCGCCACCGGCGGGGCAAACGCTTTTGCAACGGCGGGTAGCGCGCCGGTCGGTGCCGTTGAGTTCGCCGGGACCCTACCGCCGCCCGCCTACAGCGCACCGGTCGGGTCGGTGACGTCAGCGGCCATTCCGCCGGTCGGCTTTCAGAGTGCTGCGGCAACACCAGTAACATCCGCTCCGCTCGGCGCGGTCGGAAGCGAGGCTGGTAGTGCTGCCGCAGGCGGGTTCCAAAACGCCGCTTTCAGCGGTGGCGGTGAGGTCGCAGGCGCGGCAAGTGGCGGCGGGGGCCTTGGTGCCGGCCCGGCCGCAGCACCCGCCGAGTCGTTCGGTGCAGCAGCTTCCGGATCTTCTTCCGCGGCATCGGCCGGTTCGGACGCGGCCGCCGGAGAGGTCTCGAGCGGCTTTAGCGGCGGGAGCGCACTTGGTGCCGGCTTTGGTGCGGGTCTTGCTACCGCCGCCATTGGACTTCTGACCGGCCAAAGGCCGGCCAAGGCTATTGCATCTGGTCTTGGTGCCGGCATCGGCGCGGCCGTTGGGTCGGTATTTGGTCCCGTCGGAACATTCGTAGGATCATATATCGGCGGTGCCATCGGCGGCCGCGTGGTCTGTACCGAGCTGGAGCGTCGTGGGCTGATGAGCCCGGCTCTATTGGCCGATGATTTGAAATTCTCTGTTACTCTCGATGAGAGGACAATCAAGGGATACCACCGTTGGGCGCCGACCGTGGTTCGCTGGATGCGGCGCGACGATTGGTTCGGCCGTCTCACCGTAGCCGTTGCGCTGCGCCTCGCGACGTGGCGCGCCTTCGAGGTCTCTTACGTCCTGGGAAACCGGGAGAGAGGCGACATCCGCGGCAAACTGATCCGGGCCATCGGCGAGCGCTGGTGTACCTGGCTGGGCAGGAGTGTCGAGGAAGAGTACGACTGGACGGGCTTGTTTATCGAAGAGTTGCATCCCGACATAACGTAAACTATCATTACGTTCGGAGTTACGCCGAGAGTTCTCCTATCAACATCGGGTCCGCGATGCGGATACATGGCAGTCGAGGCGTGTCAGGGCGAGGCTTGGTGTGTCAGGGCGCGGCCCGGCAGGGCAAGTCTGAGCTTACATAGAGGCGGTTCTTCGGAGCCGCCTCTTTTCATTGGAAAAAGGAAATCGACATGAATCCGATGCAAGATGCAACGGGCGGACGCCCGCCCATGCAACAAGGCGGACAGCCGCAGCCGGCGCCGCAACAGCAAGGCACCACCGGCCCGGAAATGGCGCTCCTGCAACGCGCCGTCAGCCGCATCAATGCCGAGCAAGCGCAGTACCTCGATCAACTGATTGATGATAACCCGACCTTGGGCGGCATCATCTTCACGATGTTTCCGGGTCTGGCCGCCCTGTTCGAGCAGCAGGGCCCGGCACCGGGTGGCCAAGCGCCGCAACCCGGGCCGATGGCGCAACCGTCACCGGCGACCGGCGGCGGTCTCGCGGCCTATCGCAGCAATTAAGGAGTGAGCGGCCATGTCGTTTCTCGACGTCGCGTTCGACGAAGTATCAAACTGGTTTAGCGGCAGCAGCGGCGGGGGCGGCAATCCCGCCCTTGGTTTTGTGGCCGATGTGGCCGGTCATTACATCTCGGCCGACGCCAACGAGCGTGCGGCGCGAACCGTGGCGGAAGGGTATCAGGCGCAGGCCGAGGCGATGGCGCGGGGCAACCAAGCCGCCAATGAACGCCTCGACGGCATCGTGCAAACATCGGGCCCGGCGGTCACGTATCTCAGGAACACCGTGGCCGCCGATCCGTACCGCCTGACACCGCAGCAGCAAACCCAGCGCGGCGACGTGGTCCGTGAGGCGCGCAGTTCGCTTTCCGCAACGGGTATGCGCGGGTCCGGACGTGCCGCGGTCGACATGATCCAAAGCGCCGATCAGCGCTTTCAGGACAACGCCGTGGCGCAAAACCTATCGCGCTCGGACGCCGCGGCCAGCCAACTTGCATCCGCCGGCAACAGCGCGCAGCGCCGGGCCGCCGACATCGACTACAGTACCGGCGGCGCAATCGCCGACGTCATCCCGAGAAGCGCCGACGCCACGGCCAGCGCCGACGTCGCCAACGCCGCGCTCAAAGGCACCGTCGTCGGGTCGCTCAGTAGCTTCATTGCCCAAGATCAAAAGGCGAAGGAAGGCCGTGATAGCCGTTACAAAGAATGGCAAAACCCGGACATTTAAGTTGCGCATAGAAACTGCGTAAACTATATTTACGTTTGATCGTTACTCGTCAAGCGATCCATCAGACATGGCGTGGCGAGGCTTCGCATCGCACGGTCAGGCAAGGCCCGGCGCCGCTAGGCAAGGCTAACAGAGAGGCATCCTTCGGGGTGCCTCTTTTCGTTTTGAAAGGAAGTACCGTGGTCGACTACATCACCGTCAACCCCGCGACACAGGCCCGGCGCCAAGCCGACGACGAGCGACGCCGTCAGGAAGATGCGCAGCGCGCCCAGGACCGCGCCAACCGCGAGACGTTCGCCTTCAAGTCCCAAGTCGGCCAAGATGCGGCGATCAGAAAGGGGCTCGGCGACTTCTACGCCCAGGATGGCGGCGGACAGTCGCAAGCGCCCCAGGCGGCAGCCCCGGCCGCGGCACAGCCCCAAGCACAGCCGAACCGGCCGCGCACGATGGAAGTATCCATGGGCGGCGGTCCGACACCGCACGCCACGCCCGGGTTCAACCCGCAGCCGCAAGAGCGTCGCAACCCGTCGGAGTCGATCATCCGCAATCTCTCGCAAGTGCCGGGCGGCGGGACCGCGGCCCTGCAGATGCACACGGCGCAGGAGGGAAGCCGCGCCGATAGCGAGGCCGCGTTTAAAAAAGACCTGAACGATGCGTTCACCAAGAATGATCCGGGCCGGGTTCAGGCGCTCTTTGCCATGCGCGGCAAGCCGGTTCCGCCGTGGGCAACCGACATGCAAGCGGGTATGGCATTCATGAAGGGGCTCGAATACGCCGAAAGCCAAGGCGTCAAGGATCCGCGCCAAGCCGGGCGGGTCGCCATCGGCTACATGCAGGCCATGGGTATCCAGCCGGGCCAGAACCGCACCCAGGCGGTCAACGCCATGCCGGAGGCCGCGCCGGCGTACAAAGGCACCATGAACACGCAGGGCGGTGTCGTCGCCATCAACCAAGGCCCGGGCGGGGCCGTCACGGCGTCGCCGGTCATGATGAACGGGCAGCCGTTGCAGCCGGAGGCATCAGGCCCGACGGAGTTCCAGATCCGTCAAGCCGTACAGAAAGCCGTCATGGCAACGTACAAGGAAGCCCTGCAACCGCCGACGCAGGAAGACATCGAGCAGACCCGGCAATATTGGGACGCCTATTACAGAAACGGTGGCCAGAACGTCGCACCGGGCGGCACCGGCGCCGTGACTGACGTTACGGAGATGACGCCCGACGCGCGCTTTGCTTTCGGATCAAACCTTCCGGTCGGCGGGCAAGTGCTGATCGAGGGAAGGACGTATCAGAAGATCGGGGCCGATCAGTGGCAAGAGGTGGGCGCGGTGCAGGGAAATCCGATGACGCCGGAAGAACAGAGAGCGCATATCAACCAACGGAATTAGAGCGCTTGCCCCTTATTTCGCTCGACAGGAAGAAGTTCGCCGCGTTCGATCGTGCCCATAATCGCCCAGCGGTCCTTGTCGGTCAGGGGCGGGTGAATTTCCTTGACCTTGCCCTCGAACAAAAACCGCCAACAGCCGCAATCGTCATGCCAGAGCCCGGCCATGACCTGGTCGAAGCGGGCGCGCATTTCTGGGGGCAGAGGCGGAACCGCGTTCTCGTCTGCAGCGGCGGGGGCCGAGAACGCACCAAAGGAGATTAGGACCACGACGATGAAGACACCGCCGTAGAATAGGGCGGAGAGCACCGCAACCGCACGTTCTGCGGGCTTCTTGCCCTTCTGACAGGCCATGACGGCACCGCCGTAAAGGATCATAGCACCAAACCCGCCGAAGACCGTAAGAACGATTATGAGACCGAATGCATCGCGCATGGGCGGAGGATTACGCCGCGACTTCGTTATGGTGATGGTCCTTAGCGTGGCTGACCAAGTCAAAAGCGATGATTTTACCGCTATCGTTAAAGCCGCCACTGTTACGACTATGCTTTGACGTCGTGACACTGAAAAGTACGAACCGTCGCAACAACGAACCGAAGACCGGGCTTTGATAAGTCATAGCCAATGCGCCAGCGGCAACCGCTTGTGGAGGTAGAGGCCTTGCAATTCAGGCCGCAGCGAAGCGACAAGCATGTCATGGCGTGTGGCGCGGCCGTTGGCATAGGCGTCAGTCATTTGGCCGTTGACCACTGCAAAGAATATTTCGCGTACAATGCTCGCGTCGTACATCTTGTTTGAGATAAATTGAATGGTTTCAAAGACCTCGACAGGAACGTCTGGGTCTTCCAGCAATTTATCGGTCGATCTGTAGAACAGATCGAGCAGCGCCATGTATTGTTGTATGTGGGCGGCGCGGCGTCTGAGAACAAATACAGTGAAAATAATGACGATGGCAGTCACGATACTCAAGACGATATACATCATCCGCACCACCTTTATTCCTCGCCGAGATCCATCGCTTCTTGCGTCGCCTGACGGTCGCGGAACCGGACGCCGGGGCCGCCGCCGTTCACTCGGCAGCGCCCTTTGGAAGATGGCCAGATTCCTCAAGATCGCGGATGATGAGAAGTTCAATGTAGGCCGCGAGGGTTCGACGGTCTTCCTTTGCCTTTGATTCGGCGGCTTGCTTGACTGCCGGCTTAACCCGAATACCGATACTTGCGGTCCGTGCCATCTTATTACCTCGTAAAACGCTAGCGATTGTTAAACATTGTTTTTGACAGTAAACAACGATGCTGGCATTCTACCGTCATTATTCAACAATAGCAACGGTAGAGGCAATTATGACAGCACTCAGTTTACGGACGACGCAGGTCCGGTCTCTCGGCGGCGCGATGCTCCGAGCGATCGAGATCCTGGACGAGATGGAACGGGCGGTGACAGACCTGGGCGGCGACCCCGAGTCCGTCGAGCCGATCAAGAGCGCCTACGACCGATTTGCAGCCAATACCGACAAACTTTTGGCGGGAGGTCGGTGATGGCGACGAAGAAAACGAGCGAGCCCACGGGGCGGTTCTTCGGAGCCGCCTCTTTTTATTGAAAGGAACACGATATGGATAATATTGACGCGCAGAATTTCGTCGCCGAAACGATGTTCAATGCCCTTGATCGGGCAAAGGCACGGGGTGACATGCTCAACATCGATATCCTGAACCAAGACGCGGTTACGGCGATCAGGTGCGGAGCTTCTTCACAATCTCATTTACCAAATCCGTTTTCAGCGCAATCGGATCAAGACCAACGCCAAGAACAAGATGGCACCCCATGCTTGGGCATACGTAGCTGACGCCCTTATAGGCTGAGCGCATTCCTACTTTTATGTCGATCTGTTCGATTTTGACGCTGCGAATCGTACTTCCACAACCTGGACATCTTCCGGTCATCTAGGACTCCCCATCGGCATGGGGAAATTCTGACTCCAGCTGAACCACCGAGTCAAAGTTTCCATACTTTGAAAATTCTGCAACGACCGCTTCGGCGGTCTTTTTTATTGAGGAACACTATGGCGGGAACACTTACGACTGAGCAGCTTTTCGGCGGGCAGCGCACCAGTGCGCCGGCAGCACCAAAACCAGCAGCAATGCCCCAGGCGCAGAGCATGGCGCCCGAGACCGCTCAACCGACACCCGCCGCCGCACCGCGCACGTTATCGACGCAGGAGTTGTTCGGCCAATCGACGAGCAAGCAGCCGGCACCCGCACCGCCCGCCGGTGTTGATACCGAGCGCGGGCGTCTTCGCACCGCCGCGGCTCAGTTCCTTCGCGGTATCGCCGATGTCGCCGCCGGCGTGCCGAAAGCCATAGGTCTGATCGAAAGCAGTCGCGCCGGCAATGTCGTCGAAGTGTTCGATAGCATCGACCGCGGCGAGATTACCGGACCTGATCAGCCAGGCGTTTATACCAGCCGCGCCGCAGCGAACCGGGACTATCTTGCCGACATCGAAACGTATTTCGGCGCGCCCCCTGAGCAACGGAGAGCGTTGCGCCAAAAGTACGCCGAGATATCGCGGTCTCCGCAAGATACGTCCCCCTATAAATTCGGCACCGACATCGAGCAGAAAACGGCCGAATACTTCCCCATCAACCCACGCTACGATGATGAGTTCTGGACCAGTACGGTACCGCAAGGCGCCGGGTCCGCCGTCGGCTTTGTCGGTACCGGCCTTGCCGGCCGCGCCGTCCGTCTGCCGGCAGCGGCCACGATGGCCGGGGCTGGTGCATCCTTGGGCGGGGTCAATCAATTCGAAGAGGCGATACGGCACGGCGCTAGCATCGAAGACGCCTATGATGCGGCAGGGCTGGGCGCGGTTGTCGGCACCTCCGAGGCAATTCCAATCTCGTCGCTGCTAAACCGGCTCGACAAGGCCACCGGCGGTGGCGTCAAGCGGGTCATCATCGACGCGGCCAAGCAAGGTACCGAGGAAGCCATCCAAGAGGCGTTCCAGTCTGTATCGGATAACCTCATCGCCAGTGACCTCGTCGGCTACGACCCGTCGCGCGGCCTCTTCACGGGGACCGCCGAATCCGCCGGCGCCGGTTTCACCGTCGGCGCGTTGATGCAAACCATTGGCGCGATGATCATGCCCGGGCGCTACCGCCGCCCCGGTGCCCCACCACCGCCGGAAGAACAACCAGCCCCCGCACCAATGCCCGCGCTCAACGCGCCCGGCACCCCGCTTGCCCTTCCCGCACCGACCCCGCCGCAAGGCGGCCGTACCACGTATGGCGATGGATTCTCGACAACCGAGGAGGGGGCGCAACTACAGATCGAAGGTCCTCGCGAGAACGACTCGATCTACGGTGAGGGCTTTGTCACGGCTCCCACCGACGACGCGATCACGGTCGAAGAAACAGCCGGCCAGAGTTTCCGCCCCGAAACCCCACCCACCCGCGAAGATCTCATTCAGCGGGAGCGGAACGCCATCATTGCCGAAGGCGTTGCGGTCCTGCAGGGGGAGGCAGCCCCGGACGATATCACCTCCCGTCCGGAGAGCGCCGGTGCGGCCCCTGGGTCTGTGACGCCGCCCGCAGCACAGATGCCGGGGGCCGCCGCCGCGGCAGGCACCCAAGAGGCTCCCGTCAAGGCCGACGAGACCCGCGAAACCGAACAGGGCGTTGAGCTCTACGAAGTCGGCCGCCAAGGCCAGGTGAACACAGACCTTGAGGCCATCGCCCGCCAGGTCCTCGACATCTTCGCACAAATTGCGCCCAAGGAAACCGACCTGCAGGTGTTCAAGAAGATTTTCGGCCGCGGCGAAAACATGATGATGTCCGGCGCCTCGTCGAGCGACCGCCAAGAGATTGCCGGGGCGTACAACCCGCTCGAGGACATCATCCGCGTTTCGCTCACCATGGCCGACCCGCAAAGCACGATCCGCCACGAAACCCTGCACGCGCTCAAAGCCGGCGGGTTCTTTACCGACCAGGAGTGGAAGTTGCTCGAGAACGATAGCCGGAAGCGCTGGAAGGACCGCTACGGCGTGCCGAACGTGGAGGAGGGTGTCGCCTATGCTTACGGCGATTTCCTCCAAGGCAAGCCGGTATCCGCGTTGCCGCTGGTCAAACGCGCCTTCAAGCGGATCAGCGACTTCCTGGCCCGCGTCGCCAACATGCTGCGCGGCATGGGCTTCCAGACCGCCGAGGACATCTTTGGGAAGATCGAGACCGGACAGGTCCGCGACCGGGGCCGGGGGGGTGGTCAAGCGACGGGCGAGGAAAGGTTCGCCGCCGTTCCGACGCCACCACAGAATCGCGTCGCCCAGGCGGACGAGCCGTCCGATATGAAACTGGTGCCGCGTGAGGGCCGCGCAATCTCGGAAACGGAAGCGGAAAAAATAATCGCCGGTGAACTGAAAGTGGGTTCTAAGGTCCACAATCGGCCTACGCACGATGCCCTTCAACCCGACCTACGTGCCCCGGAGGGGACGGCTGGCAGTCGTCGCCGAAGCGAAATCTCGGACACCGAGGGAGCGGCTGACGACAATATAACCATCGACGACGACGGCAGCAAGTTTTCGCTCATGCCAAACTGGCGGTCGCGCGCCGAGCGCGTCGCAAAGGAAACCGGCGTTTCGGCCGACGACATCGCCAAGGCCGGGGGTCCGATGTGGAACGGCCCGGAACGCAAGAAGGGCACCAGCGAACAAGAGCGCGTGATGGCGAAGATCCTCGCGCACGACGACCGCAGCGCGGGCGAGCGTATCCGCGACGGCATTCAATCCATCAAAGAGAACGCCAGCCGGCATTTGCGCCAAGGGCTCGTCGACCAATTCGACGCCATTGCGCATTACGAGAAGTCCGGCAACGCCGGCAAACTTCGCGATGCGGCGACGTCGGCCTACAAGGCGACGCGGCTCACGCAAAACCTGCATTCCGTGATGCACGTCCTTTTGAAGCGCGGCATGATCGCCTACACGGACGGCCAATTCGTCCGCAGGGAAGGGTTCGACGGCGGGTTCGAGGGTATCTTTAACGACATCGCCGACAAGGGCCTGATGCGGCTTTGGGCAGGCTATGCCATTGCCAACCGGGCAAAGCGCCTCAAGGCGGAGGGCCGCGAGAACCTGTTGAGCGATTCCGATATTCAGACCTTGCTCGCACTCCGCAGGGAACACCCGGAATTTCAGGTCGCGCTCCGAAAATGGAACCGCTTCAATAATGCCATCCTCGACATGGCGGAAGCCGCCGGCGTCGTCGACGGAGACACCAGAGAAGCATGGGCTAAGAATGATTACGTGCCGTTTTTCAGGGTCATCGACGACTCGCCGTCCGGCCCCTACAACAAGCGCGGCATCGCCAATCAGAGATCCGGTATTCGCCAACTCAAGGGCGGCGAAGCACAGATTAACGACCTGATCGAGAACATGGTGATGAACGTCACCCACCTGGTCGACGCCAGTTTCAAGAACGTGGCGGCGAAGCGGACCTTGCGCGAGGCCAAAAAGGCCGGTGCCGTCGAGAGTGTCGGCATGGACTGGACGGTCGCGCACATCGCCCCGGAGAAAGCGACGGAACTCCTCGAGGACATCGGCGTTCAGGTCGCCGGGCTCAGCAACGAGCAAAAGCAGCAGATGCTCAAGGTCTTCACCATGCGACCGCCGAAGGACCGCGACGTCGTCTCGGTGCTGGTCGGTGGCAAGCCGAAATATTTCCGGGTCAACGATCCGCTCTTGCTCAGTGCCATGACGCACATGGATCAACGCCGGTTCGATTGGTTCACGGAGAACGTCATGGGCCGCGCCAAGACGCTCCTGACGCGCGGGATTGTCAGTTTCCCGGACTTCATGATTGCCAACGCGATTCGCGACAGCATGGCGGCGTGGGTGGTCGCGAGCGGCAAGACGAACCCGGTTGCCGCGACAAAGGGGTTTTTCTCGTCGTGGCGCGACAGCGCATCGCGCCAAACGATCGCCGCGGCCGGGGGCGGCACCGCCGGGTACTACGACGTCACGCCCAAGGACGTGCGCAAGCAATTGGACGCCAAATACCGCGGCGGCGGCCGCAACGCGGCGGTGTGGCTTTGGGAGCAATGGAACGCCATCGGCCAGGCGTCCGAGAACATGAACCGTATCGCCATATTTGAGAAACTTCGCTCGGAAGGCGCGACCGAGGCGGAAGCGGCGTTTCAGGCGATGGATATTATGGATTTTTCCATGCGCGGCGATTGGGTCGCCGTGCGCTGGCTGACAACCGTGGTGCCGTTCCTCAACGCCCGTATGCAGGGCCTCTACAGGCTCGGCCGCGGCGCAATGGACAATCCGCGCGGCTTCGCGCTCAGGGGTGCCGCGATCAGCGCCGCGACCATGGCGCTTCTGGCCTGGAATTGGGACGACGAGCGCTACGAGGAACTGCCGGATTGGGACCGGGACGTGAACTATCACATCTGGCTGGGTAACGGAAAATACTACGTGATCGACAAACAAAACAACTCGACCGGACAGCGTTACGACGCTTTCGCGGAGGCGGTTAAGGAGGCAAGGAAAATAGGCGGGTGGGTCGATAGCGATTACCACCTCAGCATCCCCAAACCGTTCGAGGTCGGCGCCGTCTTCTCGACCCTACCCGAGCGCCTGTCCAGGTTCTTTGCCGGCAAGGATGACGCCGACCGGTTTGGCGACGCCATGCTGACGATGTTCGGTGACACTTTCGCGTTCAACCCGGTGCCACAAGCCGTGAAACCACTCGCCGAACAGGCCGCCAACAAAACCTTTTTCACCGGATCGCCGATCGAGAGTTTCTATCAGCAGGACATCCTGCCGGGATACCGGACGCGCTCCGGCACCAGCGCAATGAGCCGTGAGCTCGGCAAGGCCTTTCCAGAGACAGTTTCGCCGGTCCGCATGGATGCGCTTTTGCGCGGCTACCTCGGGACGCTTGGCGTTGCCATCATGGAAACGTCGAACATCGTCGAACAAGTGGTCTCGGACGTGCCTGCACCGGAGCGTCGAATTGATGGAATGCCTGTTATCAAGCGTTTCGTGCGGACCGGACCGGCCAAGTACACGAGGTTCCTCGACGACTTTTACGATCTTCGCAACGAGATGACGCAGATCGTCCGGTCGGCTAAAGAACTGATAAAGCAGGGTGACAGAGAAGCGGCCTATAAACTTTTGGCTGAAAACCCGAACGCGCAGAGTTTCTACAAGGTCACAAACAGAGCCGGAAAACGCCTGTCGGACTGGTCGAAGCTGCAAAAGCAAATCCGTGACGACAAATCACTGTCGCCGGCAGAGAAGCGCCGCCGCATGGACGAGATATACGCCGCACGGAATGTGCTGACGAAAAACATCGTCGATTCCTACACCGCCGCAACGCAGCAGTCCCAGCCTTAAAAAAATCCCCGGCGCGAAGGCCGGGGAAAGGTGATTGGGAGGAAACATCCTAAACGTACAAGATTATTTACGTTCTTCCAATGGAAAAGGAGCGGGCCATGCAGCCGCATGAACACCTAACGCGCCACTTCACGCTTTCTGAGGCGATGAAGTCGCAAATCGCCGTTCGCCTCGGCATCGACAACACGCCGCCGGACGACATCATTCCGCGCTTACGTGTTGTTTCACGTAAAATATTAGAGCCGGTCCGGGTATTTTATGGCGTCCCGATCGTGCCGTCGTCGTGGTATCGCTGCGAGCCCCTGGAAAAGAAAATATGTTGGGGCGGGGCGGCGAAATCGTCGTTCGGCCGATGGTGCGTAAAGCATCATTTGCCGATCAACGAGGCGTCGTGGCGTGAATATTTTGCACGCAAGCAACACCCCACCGGCAACGCCGTCGATTTCGAGGTCCCGGGCATCCCGAACATCGAGGTCGCGCGGTGGATCCGCGAGAACCTGAAATTCGATCAGCTCATTCTTGAGTTTTGGTCGCCGCATGACCCGACGGCCGGATGGGTGCATGCCTCGTTTACCGAAGACCGTCGCAACCGCGGCGAAGTGCTCACCATGGGCAACGGTGGCATCCTCAACGGATTGCCGAAGGAGTAGGCCCATGTTCATGCCACTTGTCGTCGTCTGCTCGCTCGTCACCGGTCAATGCGTGGCCTTGGAAGACAAAGAAGGGCCGTACCGGACCGTCGATCAATGCCAAGCGTCGCTCAGTGCCGCAGTACCCGAATTTGAAACCTCGGAGCCGGATAACCCACACATCCCGGCGCCGCGCCGCGTCACCGGATTCTGCATAAAGCAGGGAGAGGAAGTATAAGATGGTTTTGCCAATTCTTGCGGCCCTGCCGATGATTTTCGAGGGTATCGATATGGTCTCCGACCTATTCGGTGAGGGGAAAAAGGTCTACGAGGCCGTCACAGGTGAAAAGGCACCGGAAACAAGATCGGCGCTCAAAACTGCGGTCGATAGCATGCCCGAGGATCAAAGGGCGCAATGGGCCGAGCAAATGAAAGCCAAGACCGAGGACTATAAGGCGCGTACCGAACGCATCGAGGTTCAGGGCGGCCGGATAGACGCGGAAACGCTCTTGGCCGTGCCGGAGAGGGCGAGGGCAAAGATTGCCATGATGCGTATGATGACGCGGCCGTGGGCAGTTCGCCAAATGGTCCGCGTTCTCATGACGCCGGCTTATGTCGTATGGGTCGACGGCCTTTTGGCCTTCATAAATATCTGGCTGACGTTTTTCGATTCCCAAAAACAACTGACGCTGTTGGCCGCGACGTTTTTTGACGGCAACAAGGTCTACGTCGATCTTTACGCGCAAGTAGCCTGGCCGGCGACATTGATCGTTACTGGCTACATGGGTCTTAGAGAAATCGGCAAGGCCAAGGGACATGCAGACGATGTTTCGCTCTCTGGCCTCGCCGGGCGGGTAACCGACCTGGTCAAAAAAATCAGAAGTTAAGCCGCTTCACCGTTCAACCGTTCGATCTCGGCCTGATAGCGCTCAACGTCACGTTTTGCAGCCGCAGACCGCGACGGGTCGCGGCGCTCGAAGTATTTTTCTTCCCATTGGGCGCCCCGGATTGCATTGGTCAGGTGCGCCATCTCGTCGTTGGCCGTCCATGGTGTCCACGTTCTGACCTGGCGCAGCAGGAAGTCCCTACGCCGCACCAGCTTGTCGCATTCGGCCTTCAACTCGTCCCAGGACGGAAAGAACGCCCATGTCCGACCGAATAGGGCCTGTTTGGCGACGTCGACCGGATAGTCCCGCAATCGGCGCCCGTAGGCGTCGTCGCGGATCTCTTCGTGCTGGTCGCTCATGCGCTTCGCCGGCGCGATCGTCTGCAATTCAAAAATCCACTTCGCCAAATCGGTATGACTGGCCGGTTTCATGCTGTCCTCGAGGACCGCGCGCAACTGGTCGATCTGCGTTTGCGTGACCCCGCGCGGCCGCACGGCAAGCGTCGGAAACTCCTCAAGGTCGGCCTCCGGGTTATCCAAGGCCCCACGCGACTTCCACGTGCTCTCAATCCGCAATGGCTGACCGAATATCCCATAAATCTTTTGGTCGATCATCCTGTCTGAAATCAGGCCCGGCGCACTCTGCATTTCGCCGTCGATGGTCTGCCTCCGCACAACCTCGTTCATGTTATCCCTTCCTGTTCATCTCGCTGTTTTGCCCGCTCGAGGCGCCGCCTTATCGATTCCCCGCCGTTACCGGTGGGCGGCGGCCCTCGGTCGTCGTATCCGCCTTCCATGAGTTTCGTGAAGCGGGCCGGGCGCAGCAGAAAATCAAAATCCGCCCCCGGCCAGTGCTGGCCATCCCCCCCCGACAAAGCCGTCTCGCATGGTCTGGCTGGCCTCGACCTTGGCCAAGGCGGCTTTCCAGCCCTCAATCCCGCCGCAGTCTTTCAACCGCGCCTTGACCTTGGCGCGGCGTTCTTTCGCCAGCGGTAACCGCACCGTCGGCCGTTCGATCCGCGCCGCGGTCTCGTTCCACAGTTCCGCGGCGCGCGTCACATCGTCGGGTGGTGGTTCTGACGGCGAGGAAGATGGATTACATCCATTATCGTCAGATAATGGAGAATCAACGGGGATAGGGGATAGGGGATAGTGGTTAGGGGTTTCGATAGGGTCTCGATAGACTATCCCCAACCGTTCGATTTCAGAGGCCAAATCGTACTTTTCAGGCTTCTGCTTTTGCGCCATCAAGTCATTGCAAACAATAAGTTTTGCATGGCTATCCGGTAGCCCAAAAGCAACCTTTGCCAGCGCTTCGGCATGCTTTGGGTTTGTCGGCGGATCGTGCTCGATAAAGTCAACGATGCGAAGAAGCTCTTCCGACTCGTTCCAGTCCACCAAATCGACCCTGGATAGGCTATCGATAGTCTTTACGCAGCGCGCATCATCCCACCCCATATCGGCCGAAATATAGCCAATAGGAAACGAGGAATTTATTCCCCACATTCCAGGATTGACAGAACGTCAATAATATTTACAGTAATGAATGAGAGATTCGCAGACCATACAGAATGATACCGTGCTGATTAAAAACCTTGGCGGCCCCGTCAAGGTCGCCAAGCGGCTGTCCGTCGCGACCGGCCACAAGATCACGCACAACAGGGTCAACAACTGGAAGACGATCGGCATTCCCAGCAATTGGCGCCCGATGATGGCGCAGATTGCGATGATCGAGGGCCTGACGCTGCAAAGCAACTTCCTGGCCCCATTCAGCCGGTCGGCCGCTCCCGACGACGATAAGGAAGCCGACGCGGCATGAAGACCTATAACGAAATCGTTGCTGCCGTTGCCGCCGCCATGCCGGGCGACGAGGTCGTCTATTTTCAGGGTCGCCTGTCCGAAGCGATCGACAGCCACGACCGAAGCATTCGGGGCTATGCCCTATCGGTTCAGCGCTTCATCTACAATCTTGTGACCGAAAAGAACGCCGGGCACTCCATTCAGCGTCGCCGTGCCGATGGCGAGGGCTTTACCTACATCTACATTCCGCGCCGTGCCGGCGCCTTGGTGGCGTGATGGACGGATCGCAAATGCCCATGTTCGCGTTTGCGGCGTCATATCCGGATTGCCCGGCGTCGAGGCCGGTCGACACCAGCATCGAAGCCGCCGAGCGGATCGAAGAACGGGCGCCCGACATTCGGGACCGTGCCCTTTCGATTATCCGGAGCGCCGGCGTCATGGGCGCGACGGCCGACGAGGTCGCCGAGCGGCTGCACCTGACGGTGCTTTCCGTAAGGCCCAGGATCTCCGAGCTCAAGAAAATGGGGTTGATCTGCGATAGCGAGGTCCGCCGCACCAATCGAAGCGGCCGCCGGGCGGCTGTCATGGTGGCGGTTCGATGAAAGTATCAAAAAACCAGGTTCGCCAGCTTCGACGGGAGAATAAAACCTACCCGAAAACGCTGATCGAATTACCGTTTGATACTTGGCCCGTGGCGATGCGTTTAGCACCGCCCGAACGGGTGCCGCGGCGCGTATTTCGGAGCCGGGATTTTCTTGTCCAGGTCTTCACTGCGGACGGCGATCATGTGCGCCTGTCTGCCTGTCGAACCGATTTTGACGTTAACGCCGGTCGGTGGCGGGAAAACATCACCTGGAACGAATTGCAAAGGCTCAAGGCCGAGGCCGGCTTCGCCGACGCATGGGCGGTCGAGGTATTCCCGCCAGAATCGGAAATCGTGGACGTAGCGAACATGCGGCACCTGTTCATGTTGCCGGAAGCGCCGTCCTTTGCTTGGAAAAAGGAACCTAAAAATGGCTGATGTTGGCGGCGTCGCATCCGAGCGCCTTAGATCGTTTGTCGAGCGCATTGAGAGGCTGGAAGAGGAAAAGGCCGCGCTGACCGGCGATATACGTGAGGTCTACTCCGAGGCCAAGGGCACCGGTTTCGACGTCAAGGTGCTGCGCCAGATCGTGCGCTTGCGCAAGATGGACGCCAGCGCCCGCGCCGAGATGGAAGAGTTGGTCGACGTCTATAAGCGCGCGCTCGAGATGGACGGCATGCAGACCAGGGAACGCCGCGACGAGATTTGCCGCGCCCGCCCGACGCCGTTGGAAAAGTCAATCAAAGCGATGGGTACACCGGTTGAGCCGACCGCCGAGGAGAAATCCAAGGGCGTCGTCGCCGCGTTCGAGAAGAACGGCACGCGCATGTCGATCGCCACCGGCCGCAATCTCAAGGAAGCCGTCTCGGAAAAGCTGACCGATGCCGGGTTTAAGCATGAGGGCGGAAACCAATGGTCGGCACCCGACAAAGAACAGAATGACCCCGCGCCCGAGGGGCAAAGCGCCGGCGACGGTGCCAATATCGGCGGTTCGGCCCCACTCCAAGAGGACGAAGCGCGAGGGGCGCCATCTTCTGAAACACCAAGCCGGGATGAAGCGCCGGCGCCGAGCGATCACGTCGACGACGCAAAACGTGACCATTTTCAGGCCAATTCCGGCAACCCCTCGCAGACTTCCGACGACTTGATCGATCATCCAGACAGTTGGCCCAAGGGACTGGACCGCCGCCATGAGGCGGCCGGATGAGCGGTGTTCTTGCCCCGATCCTGGCGCCCAAGCGAAAACGCGGTAAGGCCATAAAGCGGCCCGAGCAGGACATCCAGATTGCCATTGCCACGTACCTTACGCTGATCGCGCCGCGTCACGCGCCGAGCGCGTCGTTCATCTGGCACCACAGCCCGAACGGCGGCGGTCGGTCTCGCGCCGAGGGCGGTCTGTTCAAGGCAATGGGCACGCTGGCCGGGTTTCCCGACGCCATCTCGAAGACCTGCCTGTCGCCGCTGACGGCAACCATATCGATCCGCGCCGATGTCGGTCTCGCCAACATCAAGAACCACCTGATCAGCCTGCAGGAGCTCGGTTACATCGATCGCACCGGCACGCGCCGCCTGACCTTGCTGCACGTCAAGAAATGGCCGGACGGCATTACGCCGCGAAACACCGAGGGGCGTGAGGACGGGTTTGTCGCCGAAGATCTGCTTGCCGATCTAAAGGCGTACTATAGTGACATACCGTTATGCACCGACGCACCACGCCCTGCCCCGCCGCCGGTAGACAAACCGCTGCAAAAATCGGATCCGGTTGCGCCGGCGGCACCGACACCGAAACCGGCGCCACGCCCGCCCGTCTATCAGCGGCCGATATCCCGCCCGCCCGAGCCAAAACCAGCGCCAAAGGTCGAGTCCGTCGACGACTACATCGCCGCCAACGGCGTCAAACGCTACGAGCCCGGCATTTTCGAGGAACTGGTGAGGCGGCCGCTCGAGGCGGCAGGCTACGAGGTTGTCATCACGCGCCCGAAGGGGGTGCGGACCTGGCTGATAAACGGCAAGCCAATGGACGAGCAAACCGTCATCGACAAGGCCAATGTTCTCCGGGCAAGTACCGGTCTTGCGGAATTGTCGGTATGAGCGTTCGCATCGAACACGGGGATTGTCTGGACGTCATGCGCCGCCTGATCGGCGAAGGCGTCCAGGTCGACGCCGTGGTCACGGACGCGCCCTATCACCTTGCGAGTATTGTCAGCCGGCTTGGAAAGGCCGGGAGCGCGGCTATTCAGCACGGCACCGACGGCGCCTATGCGCGGGCCTCCAAAGGCTTTATAGGCAAGGAATGGGACGGCGGCGACATTGCCTTCCGAGCGCGGACCTGGTCCTTGGCGCTCATGCTACTAAAGCCCGGCGGTTACCTTTGCGCGTTCGGCGGCACCAAGGGATGTCATCGCATGGCGTGCGCGATCGAAGACGCGGGCGCGGAGATCCGGGACACCCTCGCCTGGCTGTATGGGTCTGGTTTCCCAAAATCGCACAATCAAAGCGGCCAATGGGACGGTTGGGGAACCGCGCTCAAGCCGGGATACGAGCCGATTGTTTTGGCTCAACGTCAGTCCGGGAAGTCCGTACCGGCAACGCTGGCGCGTCACGGCGTCGGTGCCATCAACATCGATGGGTGCCGGATACCTACAAACGATAGTTTGGCCGGGTCTGGAAGTGCCCAGCTCAAGTTTGCTGGCACAAACCACCGACCGTTTCACGATGATGCGGAACCGCGGGGCACAAACCGAAATCCGGGCGGCCGCTGGCCCGCCAACGTGCTGCACGACGGCTCTGACGAGGTCATCGAGGCCTTTGCCGCATTCGGCACGAACAAGGGTGCCCAGGCACCGGTAACGCGCCGCGGTGCCGATAAATTCCGCAATACCTATGGCGACTTTAAGGGGCAGGAAGAGGCTGGGGCCACGTTTCACGGTGATAGCGGCGGTGCGGACCGTTTCTTTTACTGCGCAAAGGCCACCGAACGCGAGCGCGTCTATACGTGCAAGGAATGCGGCATGCGGTCCCGCGGTAAGCCTAGCTGCGGGCATGCGGACCTGGAAAGCCATCCGACCGTCAAGCCCATTGCGTTGATGCGCTGGCTATGCCGTCTCGTCACGCCACCGGGCGGGACCATCCTGGACCCGTTTGCCGGCAGCGGTACCACCGGCGAGGCGGCCGAGGCCGAAGGCTTCGATAGCATCCTGATCGAGCGCGAGACCGACTACGTCGAAGATATCCGCACGCGCATAGGGGCGACCCCGTCATGATCGGCCTCGCATGCCCCGCGTGTAACCATTTGGCCAGCGGCTGCGTTGACAGCCGTCCCACCGACCGTGGGGCGAGCGTCCGTCGCCGCCGGGAATGCAAACACTGTGGCGCCCGCTTTACGACGATCGAAGAATGCGCCGAGACGGTAAAGGCCGTTGTGCCGCCGCCGTCTCCTGTCTCAAGGCCTACGCTCCTGACCCAGCGAAGCCTCCGAGAACGGCTCATTGCCGGCGAATACGCATGAGCAAGTTGCAGCGGATGATCGATGCGCTGGTAAACGGCCACGCGAAGGAATGCACCTGGAGCGGAGCGCCGGCGCTGAAAATCGTACTCAAGGAACCGAACGGTATCCGTGAAATCTATTTGCTGGCCGAAGAGGTTGATGTTGATGAAGAGGAGCCTGACCAGTGCCCGGAAGCCTGAACCGCGTCGACTTGATTGGTCATCTCGGCCGCGATCCCGAAGTCCGCTACACCGGACGCGGCGTGAAGGTCGTCTATCTGTCCTTGGCGACGAACGCCATGCGCACAAATCGTGCAGGCGAGCGCGTCGAACATACCGAGTGGCACCGCATCGTGCTGTTTGGAACCGAGGCGGATAATGCAGAAAAGTTTCTACGAAAAGGCGAACAGGTCCATATTGTCGGGTCGCTGCACACGGAAAAATGGGTGGATAACGGCGGGAAGCAAAAATATAGGACCGAAATTGTCCTCGATTCGCCACAACATACGCTCACCTTCCTGGGCAGGGGAAAGAGTGACGCCGGTGAAGAGAGCGCACGGCAAGCTGCGCATGGCTGACTGGTAGGCGTCTGGTGCGTAAACAACGAAGGGCAAAAAGATGAAAATAGACAAAAAACAGAGAGGAAAAGACTGTATTTCTGCCGAAGACATCTCCATGTCGTCGGACATCACCAACCGCGCCGGAAGCGCGCTGAATCGAGCATATTTCCGCCGATAATCTTCCCCATTAGACTTTAATGTAAATTTTCTGCTTGCGTTCTTTCTGGCAGGTATGTAAAAAAACCTTACCTACATTATCTGTATGCGAGGTTTTATGAACGCGATCCATCAAAGCGAAAGAAACATCCGGTGGTACGAGAACCTTGGCGTTTACGTGCGCGTCGAAAACCCGCGCAGCCGGACCTACGATAAGCATTATTTTGAGTTTCTTTCGCCGGCCGACGAGGTGGTCAGTCTGCGAAAGCGGTGCGCCGACCTCGAGGTGCGGGTCGTCGAATGCAGCGACTTCGCGCGGAACCATCTCGCCCTGGCGAAGACGCTCCGCGAGCATGGTGAATGCGGCGCCCATGAGTTGAACCGAGCCCGGCATTTCATCGGCACCCGGCGCGTCATGCGGCGTCAGATCATTCTCATGAACCGCCGCGCCGAGGCGCTGGCGGCGGAACTTCAACAGGCGGCGGAATAGGAAGGTTATCCCATGTGTAAGATTGAACGACTGCGCACGACGTCGACGTTCGACGTTCACTTCAAAGGGACCGGCAGCAAGGTCAAGTGCGAAATGACCGAGTATGCCGGCGGGCCGCATCTCAGCATTCACACCGGCGGACAGATCTTCGAGATGACCGAGGCCGATTTCGAGGGCTTCGTCAGCAGCATGCGCCATTTGTTCGCGCTGGATCGGAAGGTGCAGGCCGCCGCCGACAACGGGGCGCGCGGTGCCGAGCCCCAGCCGGCCGCGCCGGCGAGCCGGAACCGGGCGGCAACCGCAGCGATGGGTATTATCATGGCTGGCGAAACGGGGCCGTTGATGGTGGATACTTGACGAAGGACCGTTTTCAATCGGCTGCCGCTAGAAACTATTCAAGACGCCCGGCCGCCTGACTCCCCACCGGGCGAACATGCCCTTTACAGATGATGTGATAGAGTTCAAGCGCGTTGCGGATTGCCGCGACGGCGGTCTCATGACGCATTGAGCGAAGGCGCCTCGCCTCGCTGACTGGAATGCCCTCGACGGCAACTAAAAGAACAAGCCGGCGATCGAGGTTTGGCGCCGCGTCGACGACGTTTGACCACGGCAAGTAACGCTCGGTCCACCAATCGCTAATTTTCTCGCTGATACTCATGGACGGCGGAAGTCGACCGCCTTTCGGATGTGATCCGGATGCGCCATCGATCGAGCTGCCGCGACAGGCGACGATGACGGTGATCGCCTCGAATACTTCGGCAATTTCACGGGCCGCGCGTTTGTGGTGCTCCTCGAGGTGACCGTCCTTGACCATGCGCAAGATCGGGTCCGGCCGTTGTCGTGCCTTCAATACCGCTTCCGCCGGCGCCGCCTCTCCATCACGCTTTAGGTCCAGGTTCTTTTTGCTGTGCTCGGCAAGCAAGTCATCGAAAACCTGGGCTTCGATTTCATAGTTTGTGCCCTTCTGCAAATGGCGGTCGAGCTCGTCGTCGTACAAGCGACCACCCCATGGTAACGCGGCGAACAAAGCACCTTTCTTGCCGGCGCTGACAGCCATTGTTTGATGGCGTGCGCTTCGACCGCGCAGGTCGTCGCGAATACGCTCGGTCTTGGCGCGAACCTCCGGATCTCGTTGGCGGAAGGATTGGTCAAGCAAATCAACGATTAGATTCCCGGCAGAGATGCGTTTTCTTCTGGCCTTAGATTTCCCCATAGCTTTCGGCCTCCAAATTGATCACCATAAATCTTCGCTAAATAGCTCGCGGGGATGGTCTGCTTTCTCGATTTGCTTTGAGACGTGCAGAGCAATGTCCCGTGCTTCCATCCGGCCAACGAACCCGCGTTCACTTTAGGATAGTTTGGATTGCCTTGTTCATTTCTTTGCACTCTTCATTTTTGAATTAAACATTAGCCTAGCCCACTCTTCGTTGGCGCGTTGATACGAATCCGGGTCATTGTCTTTTTGGACGCTGACCGGGAAACCGTCACGTTTTTCTTTGGCGATCTTGGACCGTTTGCGGCAAATAGTCTGGCGCTGTTGCGGAGTGAGTGACGCCAGGCCCCCACCGTTCCTTTTTTGCTTTTTGCTTTGGTCTTTCGGGTATCCTACGGGCATCTATTTTTCCTCCGTGGTGCAATATGATCCCCCACATTCTTGATAGATGATGTCGTACTTCGCTTGAGTTTCTGACATCGATACCATCACGAGATATAGCATCACTACTGTCGTCAACATGACAGCTAGACCTGCGATAAATTTATTCATCGTAACGACGTTCATCAAGTTTAACACGAGCTTCATTCATTAAACGGACACCCCTGATAAACTTGATGCCATGTTCTTCAAGGAAATCACAAGCTTTAGAAAATGTGATTTCTTTACAGTCAATTTGCCACACAAGTAACTCAATATATGTCATTTATTTATCTCCCATCTCGTCAAAGGCTTTGCAAAATCCAGGATTGTTTGGACCACTACTGTGAAGAAGACGGCAACCTTGTTCGCCCCAATTCCATTCGCATCGATCGCAAGCCTCATGACCCTCATCAAAAAACTCAGTAATTTTTATCCAAGTATCTTTAATAGGATCTTCTAAATTTTTTGTAGCGTTACGATCAAGAATGTTTTGAATTGATTTATGCATCTTAAATTCCTTGAATATCTAGTTTTGCGTAGCCTGAAGCTTAGCTAGATCCATAATCTCGCGCCATTTCACTTTGTCCATCATCGGACTTACTGTGAGAATGTCTAAATTCTTAGGCTTATGTACAAAAGGGCTAGTTATTTGTTTCTCCAATCTTGGGCGGTTCGGGAAGTCCGGGTTGCCCTTCTGATGATTAAATATAGGACGTATTGATTTCAGGGTCAACATTTATCTTCAAATAATATGAAATATTTTTGCCTTCGCGTCCTCAAATCCGTACCCTATAATGCACCGATGTCCGATGCCTTCCAGATGTTCCATCCAATCTTTTTGTTCGGTTGATGTCTTGCTGCCCTTGATGCTTTTCATCTCAATCCACAACAGCAACTCTGGAATGAATAGATCCGGTACGCCACGGCTCACGCCTTCAAGCTTCAACTTGAGTGCAGTGGCCTTGTGTCGGTGACCGCCGTTTGGGATTGCGAAGATTCGGATGTCAGGGAATTTTTGCCTAAACCATTGCACAAGCTCTCGCTGTTCTTCATGTTCAGTCTTCATTTTTTCTCAACTTTAATTCTAATCGGGCCAAGGCATTCCATGCTAGGTGGGCATCGTGCAGCATGTTGCTGTCAGTATCTTCCCCGCATTCGAGCCTGTGGCGGTCCATCGCGGCGGTGTATCTTTTAAATCCGTCTGGGACGTGCTGCCATCCGCCCTATGAATATTTATTAGCGCCGAATGTGGCGACTTCAGCCACAGCCTTTAGTGCCAGCGGCATCCCATCGAGGATCAGATCGATACGGATTTTACCTTCGTCCATCTTTGCACCGGAATCCCCGGCAGATTTTCCTGCTGGGTCTTTTTCTTCAGTATTCCTCACATCCATGTCCTATCTAAAACCCTGTGAAACTTGCCATCCATCTTATACCTAATGCCACTTGGTGGCACGGCGGCATTCATAATATTGGCTGCATCCTCAAGCCCTGCATTCTCAAGACCCTCCATGAATGCCTCTGATTTTACAGCCAGTTGGGCGAATAGTTCCAGCGCCTTTTTCCCGGCGTATCCCTGATGCTCAACAGTTAAATATTCATTAACAGGTTTATCAGATAAAGCACCGTAATAGGTCACGCGGAGCATTTCCTTGCCGCTGGTGTAGCTGACGTGCTTTCGCCATGTCCAGCTAGTCACTGACATATCGCTCGCATCCAGCCCCATGATATCGTCATTACGAAGCTTCGGCTTCTCAGGTAGGCTAGATTCTAAGAATGCCATACCGCAACTTGGACATACCTTAGTTGAGAGTGGCACAATCTCGTCGCAGTTCTCGCAGATCTTCATTGGCGCTTCGCCCGTGCCAGCCTTCCTGCCGGGGTCAACGGCGGTGATCGGCCCGTGCGTTTGGACAACGCCCGCAAAATCCAGAACTAAACAGTGATCCGTGTGGGTTTTGGGTCGCATTCCGCGTCCTGCCATCTGCACATACAGGGATGGCGACATGGTCGGGCGTAACATCACAATGAGATCCAAGTCAGGATGGTCGAAGCCAGTGGTCAGGACGTTGGCATTTGTCAGCGCCTTGATCCGCCCATCCTTAAAGTCTTCGATGTGCTGCTCGCGTTCCTTCTTCGATGTTTTCCCGGTGATTGTCTCCGCGACTATCCCGTTCTGTCGTAGCTCATCGCGAATGTTATACGCATGATCGACGCCGACACAGAAGAATAACCAAGACTTGCGATCCTCTGCGAGCCGTATCGTTTCGTTTACGGCCCCCATGTTCTGATGCATTGTATCGACAGACTTTTGCAGTTCGCTTTCTATGAACTCGCCGCCCCGCTTATGTACACCATATGTGCTTAACGCCAGATCCGTCACCTTGGATCTGAGCGGTGCCAAGTGTCCCTTGGCTATTAGTTCTTCAATTGTTACTGGGTCTATCAGGTCAGAAAACAGCCCTGTGTCATCCGTGATCAATCCATGCCCAAGACGGTATGGGGTGGCGGTTAGGCCCACTACACGAATATGCGGATTAATTGTGGTAAGCGCGTCAATGAGGTTCCGATACCCGCCTTCGGCCTTATGGCTGACAAGGTGGCATTCATCGATAATTACCAGATCGATGTGACCAATTTCTTCTGCACGGTTACGCACCGATTGTACCCCGGCGAATGTTATTGGCTCGCCCAGCCGTCTGGATCTGAGCGAAGAAGAATAGATTCCCATGGGTGCAGTGGGCCAGTGCTGCCGCATCTTCTCTGCGTTCTGTTCAATAAGTTCTTTGACGTGCGTCAGCATAAGTACGCGGGTGTCAGGCCAGTTCTGCAAAGCATCCTTGCATAACGCCGCTACGATGTGTGATTTGCCAGATCCAGTTGGCAACACTAGACAGGGATGCCCATCGTTGCCCGCCCTGAACCAATTATACAACTGATCGATTGTTCGCTGCTGGTAATCTCTAAGCATCGAATGTTTCCTCAATGGTGCGTACTTCTTTAATGGTAGCGCCGGGGAATGTTTCTCTGATGGTCTTTACTAGGTCGTTGGTGCAAGTTTCTCCGCTAGCAACAAGCTCTGTCGATGCGAATGTGTGTGCATCTGCTACCCCGTTTCGGATTGGCTCGCCGTTGATAATGTAGACAGCTTCGTGTGGGTCCGTGCTTTCGCCCATCTCCCACGGTACCAAATCAGGATGAAGAACGTGGTCTTCGCAGCCCTCTGCTTGGAACTCAGTTGGAATGCCGCCCTCGCCATGCCGCGCACATGACCATGTGCCATCTTCTTCAGGCGTAACGTGGGCGCACGTCCGGCAGTTCACTTCCTTGGTCAACTTGGTTGAATGGCAGAAATCATATGCGTCACAGAACTTGCACTCATACCAACTTGGGTCGGTGGAAAGTGGGTCTGGCATACGCTCTGACAGAACAATGCGCTTGGATCTCTCCAGCAGTTTTTCTGCAAAATCTTTGTCATACCGGACGCGCTCAATATAAAGCTGGTCATCGTTCTTGCAGACGGCAACGTACAGGGCGCGATCAATCTTCGTGCCGTGCATGTATAACTGCAACTGCGCGTAATGGACAGGCTTTGATTTCTCAACGCCGTTATTCTGCATGTCGGTGAATGACTTCAATGAATGTGTCTTGAACTCCGCAACGTGAGGCTTATTTGGTGCCTCTGGTACGCCGTTCGTAATAATGCAATCCAACTGCCCTGACACATGGCACCCAAAGCTGACGCGCTTCTGCATCTTCCCGGCGTGAGTGATTCGGATACCTGCCGCTTTCAGATCATCGACAATCCAGTTTTCTTCGTGATGTCCACGTCTGAACAGGCGTAAGATCCTGCCGGGAAACTTAGGTTTCACAGCCCAGCGGAATGACAGCCAGAGCCATCGTTCACATTTATGCCCTGCCTGTGACGCGCCGAAGTGCGGCCTTGGTCGTTCGGCACGGTCTTCGTGTGCCTTGTCGATCATGGTGATGATATCGTCATCGCGTTTTGGTATTGTGGTCATTTAATGTGTCTCCATGTTTTCTTAGTTTCTATTCTCAATATGGTTACGTCAGAAACCCCAAAGATTCTGCCTATTTCTCTTTTGCTCGTTTCCCTTCTTTTAATAAATGTCGTATTTCAACAATGTCGTGTTCTTTCAGTTTTGAGGATTTATTTTTTACCCCTATAAATGTAACCGTTCTTTTCTTTCTTGCTTGGTCTTCCATGTTTTCTTTTTGTGTGCCTAAAAACAGGTGGTCTGGATTAACGCACTGTCTATTATCACACTTATGCAGGACACAAGTGCCGTGTCGGCCTACAGAAGCTGTCCAGTTCCAGCATCCAGACACTCGATCTATGATATATTTTTCATCAAATCTTTCCTGAAGTGTTTTCATTGCGGACATAGTAAAAAGCTGGGGGTTATTAGCCCCCAGCCCTCCCTTTATTTTTTCCAAGGTGGGTTGCTGTTGGGCGAGTTTTCTTCTGCTTTCGCCTTTGGCATTGGTGGTGAATATCCATCGATAGCCTTGTACGCTTTGATCTCGTTGCTATCGCCCCATTCTTCAGACAGTCGGATGCTGCATTTGATAGAACAAGTGCCGCCGATAAGCTGGTCAGTGTCTTTAAGTGATGACAGCCCAACTGCCCGCATTAGGGAATCCAATTGTGATCTCCCGATTTCTTCAGCCTTCGGATTGGGGTTTTTTAGGTTTAGTTTTGTGAAAACCACACGCCCCTCATGCGCTGGACCCGTCACATCGAACCGAATTGAAATGTAATTTCCAGTGCCCGACTTGGTGTCTCTTAGTTCAGCAGCAAAAATCGTTGCGGTGTACCATCCAGCCGGGATTGGCAGGAACTCGTTTTGGATGTCTGGGGCATCGCCCACGTTGACAGTTTCTCCAAGAAAAACCATGTTCTTATTCCTCTGTTATTGCGAATGAAGGACGGCTTGGCGTTGTTGTAATGCCGTCCAGTAGGGGCAGCGTGATTGCTGCGTCGGTGTTTTTCCATACAGCCATAATGATAGATGGCTTCCAGTTAAACAGGTTTGGTAGGTGTTCAGACAATCCGTGTTCTGTGGCAATTGCCTGTATCTTATCTCCATCAACTTTGCGATTAATACGCCCAGTGATCTTGATCTTGAAGTTGTGGATTTCAAAATTCTCAACGCCTTCAAGCGCGTCAGATATCTTGAAGTCTTTGACCATCTGGTCTTCAAGGAGGCGGCGCCGCGTCTGAGCTTCCTGCTCTTCAAGCTTTGCTTGCATCCATTGTGCGTAGATTGGGGAATTATTGATCATATCACTTCCATCCAATCTTCTTGATAATCTCGCTCAAGTCAGGAGCTTCCCACGCTTCGAGTTTGGCACCCATCCGGTGCTTGGCTTGCCAGAGGCCATCACTCTCCATCATCAGCGCACGTTGCAGTTTACCTTCTTCGTCTTTCTCAACGCGCATTGCTGCGACGATGTCGAATGCATATGGCAATGACTGGCCCGCCTTCTGTCCCGGCATTGATGGCCCGTAAAGAACGCGGCCCATCTCGTCGGTGGTCTTTGACAATTGGGCAGTCATGTAAACATTCTTGCCCTTCAGGTCGCGGAACAAACGGATGACTTCAGCCATGGTCGTCTGCATTTCGCCATAGGCTGCGCGAGGATCTTTATTGATCTTCTTCTCGTTTGCCAGACAGACTTCAGCGATCTCCGTGATGCTGTCGATTGCCACAGACTTGAAATGCTTTGCATCTTCATGCGTGTTCAGCCATTCGTATGCCTCGCGCAGATCATCCATAGATGCGATCTGCATGAACGGCAGTTCCTCATCTGATAGTGTCAGCAATCCAGCCTCTGCCGATAATATAATTGGGTCTGGTAGGGTCTTGATCAGCATTGTCTTGCCAGATCCAGCGGCACCGTATGCCAATATCTTGATACCATCTGCTGAAATGGTACTGGTCGATTGTAAATTAACAGCCATTGCTGCGTTCTCCTGTTGTAGCCAGTTCGCGTAATGCGGTGCGGCTCCTACCCCAAAAGCCCCAGCATCCGAAGATGTCTGAGGCTAAATTGGCAGGGTGTTCCAGTTTAATTTGCCAGTTTATTCAAACTGATTCCCAACTCACGATCTGGACGTGTCCGGCGGTAGTGACGATGTATCGTTTGCATCGCTCACCTCGTTTCGTAATTCGGACGGCGGTTGTGCTTCGCTCAGAAGAGTTAAGAGTTTATCCGCCATTAGGATATACGAACTCTCAGCACCCCACACAGCAGCACTCCTCGCAGCACTCCACGCAGCAGAACTGTCAGCACTCCACGCAGCAGAACTGTCAGCACTCCACGCAGCAGCACTGTCAGCACCCCACACAGCACTCCACGCAGCAGAACTGTCAGCACTCCACGCAGCAGCACTCCTCGCAGCAGCCCTCGCAG